CTTGATTAAATCGTTGTAGTCATCTGATGCTTTTTGATCTTCGTCTTCTGGAATTAGATCAACCCATTCAGACAAACGAATTCTATCCTCTCCTTTTCTTAAAATTGCAGATTTAATTAAACGATTATCAACATAAAATCTGAATTGCCTGTCTCCATTATCCATAATTTTATGGGTGGTCTTGATCGTTGCGAAGTCATGCGAGTTAGTCGCACTAGTTCCGATCTTGATCTTGTTTATTCCCTCACGTTTAACACCATATGATTTGTTCGATTTATAAATGCATGCGGTTATGTCGTTCCAGATAGGGTAACTGTGTGCCATTTTATTTTCTCCAAGTTAATATACTATACTAGTATTATACTCATATTATATATTAAAAGTCCAGATGAATTATATTTAATTTCAATATAAGCATTTACTGATATAAGAAAATTCGGCTAGACAATATGGCACTTGTGACTATAAAGACCATATGAGTAAGAGCCATACTATCAGCCATAGGCAATTGATAAAGGATATGGCTCGCAATGAATATGCAACATGATCTAGTAGATCAGTTAGGCTCGATCGCAAGACGATCTCGTTCTCATTATTCCAGACACAGCAAGTCTGTCTGCAATAATCGAGATTGTTTTATTGCCACCAGTAGATTACTATTGAGTTATGAACTTGAAGCCGAAAAACAAAGAGATCAACCCAAGAGCAAAGAAGCTTGTGGATATACTCGTATCTAAGGGATGCACTATAACAGAGGCTTCATATCTGGCTGGATACAAAGGGAACAGTGCAAGGGTATCAGCTAGTAAGATGCTACATAAACCAGAAGTACAGGAATACTACCGAAGCCAGATCCAACACAGATTGAATATCTCTACAGGTAAGGCGGTTAATACTCTAGCTCGGCTAACTACTGAGGCTAAGTCTGAGTATGTTCAGCTTGAGGCTAGCAAAGACATTCTAGATAGGGGCGGGTTCAAGGCACCAGACAAGCATATGCATCTTCTATCTGGGGACTTCAAGGTTAACATAGACCTCAGCTGATCTCCCCTACCCTATCGGGTAGCCACCGAGCCCACCCTAAAGCAGCACACTTCGTGTACCTAAGAATACTCAGCCACTAGGCTTCGTATGATACCATAGCACTGGCGTTGCCAGTACCTACTACCACCCCCCACAAGATAATGATCGTACTACACTCACAGAGGGGTGGGGGTTAGAAATTGGGTTTGTCGGGGAAGTAGAGGTAACTCAATCTCTACAGACCTCAAAAAAGCTCGGTAACATCCCTACAACCAAACAACAACAGCGCGATTCAAAAAAATTTTTACCTTGAAATAGCTCGTTGATTACTAGTAGAATAAGGATATGGCTGAAAAAGATAAGAAACAAAAGTTTATTAATTCACTTTACACACCCCCATCGGGCAGTAAGATTGTATCAGATGCTATGTGGGCGATCCCCACAACCGCTGGGTTTAAGATACTAGATACCGTTATTGGAGGTTTCAAGGCTTATAAGACTTATACGGCTGGCTCTAAAGCTGTGGTATCTGGACTGCTCAAAACGGATAAGAAAGTCTTTGATGCTGAATCTGGAAAGATTGGCAAAGTAGCAAAAACAGCAACGGATGCTTTTGTTAGAATTAAAAACCCAACCGCTGCCAATAAAAGAGATTATGTGCAAATCAAAAAGATGGTTAATACCGCAAAGACTGATCTCGATAAAAAATTTAAAATAACCAGTAAAGCTCGCCTAGAGGGATTGCTTGAGAGCAATTCAATGGTGGGTAATACTTTACTTAAAAAAGGCACAGGATCTGTAGTAGGCGATATACTTGGGGTTTATGGTGCAACCGAATACATTAAACGTAATGAGAAACGATGAGCGTAATAAAATACTATAAAGAAAATCCTTTGAACCTAGCTTTAGATGTTGCTAGTTTTATTCCAGCAGTAAGAGGTGCAAGGATTGCCTATCAAGCTGGCAAATATGCTTTAAGATCATATAAGGCGGGTAAAATAAAAACTAGACAAACTTTACTTAGAGGTCATACCGATATGACAAGTCAAATTAATGTCCTTAAAGCTAAAGCAGCAACCAATCCTAAATATGATTTGTCTTCAAAAAAAGCCTCAATAAAAAATTGGAATAAATATTTAAAAGAATACGAAGCTGACTTGCCAAAACAGATAAAAAAATTAGATAGGTCATTACTCAAAAATATTTCTACAGACAAAACTACTCATATTGGCGCTGCTAATTTGGTAGGCGGTGTCGGAACTACTGCTTTAATACAAACTGGTGCAGATAATAGTTTATACAACTACATGAAAAATAAAAATGGCAAATAGAAAAAACGAAAGGCGTAAAGCCGCTAAAGATAAAAGAGATAAAGACAAATGAATAGAGTATCTAGATTACAAAAAAGAGCCGATGCGATAACAAAGAACGATGCTAAAAACGCCAGAGCCGAGCGCAATCAAAAAGTCAAACTCTACATTGAGGTTAAAATGGCTCGAGGACATTCAAGAGAAGATGCAACCCGTATGGCAAAAGAACTAATTGATGGACAGTAATGAGCTTACTAACTTACGTTAAAGAAAACCCAATACAATCAGCTTTAACTGTAGCTAGTGTTATTCCAGCAGTCAGAGTAGCATCGCTGTTATATAAAGGTAGCAAAGTAGCTTATAAATCATTGTCAGCTATTGAAGCAAAACAAGCAGTTCGTAAAGCAATTGGTGTACCAAAAAGAAGTGTAACCCTTTATAGCGGAAGTGTTAAAGGTAATCCCTCATTCCGAAATACTTCTGGAGCTAAATATGATAAGTGGTTTGAAGCATCAAAAGGATATGGAATTAGATATACAATGCCTTACTTAAATAAAAAATTAGCAAGTCAATCTAAATTACCAAAAATAAAAGATGAACTAAAACCATACAATAAAAAATATATAGCATTTGCTAATAAAGGTGGTGGCGAATTAAGAAAGGTAACATTAAATCAAAAAGAAATGTTGCAAGTACAAAAACTACAAAACACAGGAAAACTACAAGGTTTTAAATCTAATTTATTTTCTAAAAATCCAACATATCATGGACAATTACCTAAAAATTTATTAGATAAAGCTGAAAAAATACCATTAACTACGATGATAAAACCAATAAAACCAACACATTATAAAATGAGAGGCGGATGGAGAAAAGAAACATAATATGGCACATTCGATAGAAAAACTCAATAAGTACTCATTTGATGGTCTTAAGAAGCTCAGACAAGCCGTTAAACTCAGATACATGTCAGACTACCCAAAAGAATTTATGACCGATTATGAGGCTGATAAGGTCCTTGAAACCCTTAAACCAGAAACATTAGAGATGTTGCATAAGATGGTAGTTAACAAAAAGGTTATAACAGACAATGGCATCGTTAAACTATAAGCCAGATGGCGATACGATAAAGCAATTCATGAAAGATCAATCATTCTTTAGGGGACTTCGTGGTCCTGTAGGGAGCGGTAAGTCGGTTTCTTGTTGTATTGAAATACTAAGAAGAGCATTAGAACAAAAGGTTGGCGAGGATGGTAAACGTAAATCTAGGTGGGCTGTTATTCGTAATACCAATCCACAGCTTAAAACTACTACCATTAAAACTTGGCTAGACTGGTTTCCAGAAGATGAATGGGGAAAGTTTGCTTGGTCAGTTCCCTATACCCATCACATTAAGAAAGGCGAATTAGACTTAGAGGTTATCTTTCTAGCCCTTGATAGACCAGAAGATGTGAAAAAACTGTTATCTTTAGAATTAACAGGCGTATGGATCAACGAAGCAAGAGAAATACCTAAGTCAATTATTGATGCTACTACCATGAGAGTAGGTAGATATCCCTCTATGAGAGATGGTGGACCGAGTTGGTATGGCGTTATTGCTGATACTAACCCTCCAGATACAGATCATTGGTGGTCAATCCTAGCGGGTGAATCGGTTATGCCAGATTATATTACCAAGCAAGAAGCTAAGATGTTAGTCAAACCAGACAATTGGATATTCTATAATCAGCCACCAGCAATGCTAGAGATTAAAGATAAAGAGGGACATTTAGATAGATATGAAGATAACAAAGATAAAGAGAATGGAAAAAATTTAACTCATGCCTACTACTCAAACATTATTCGAGGTAAGACTAAATCATGGATAGATGTCTATGTATTAAACAAACTAGGACAGATTGAAGATGGAAAACCTGTGTATGAAATGTTTAGACGTGATGTACACGTTGCTAAATCTGATGTAGCCATTATGAAAGATACTTCCATATACGTAGGAATTGACTTTGGATTAACCCCAGCGTGTGTATTTGGTCAAAGAGTTAGAGGTAGATGGCTTATCATAGATGAATTAGTAGCAGAAGATATGGGTATATTAAGATTCTCAGACCTTATGAAACAAAAAATGGCAGAGTATTTACCCAGAAACTTTGTAATATTTGGTGATCCAGCTGGAGATCATAGGGCGCAGACAGATGAATCAACGCCATTCCAGATACTTAGAGGGCGTGGAATATCTGCAAGACCAGCGCCAAGCAATGATGTTATGTTGAGATTAGAGAGCGTCAATGTTACATTATCGCGTATGGTAGATGGTGAATCTGGAATATTGATAGACCCAAAATGTATTAATATTATTAAAGGGTTTGATGGCGGTTATAACTACAGAAGAATGCAAGTATCGGGAGAAAGATACGAGGACAAACCAAATAAAAATAGATTTTCTCATATACACGATGCATTACAATACATGTTATTGGGTGCTGGAGAGGGAAGAAAGTTGACAATTGGCTCAAAAACTAGCAAAGTTGTAGTAGCAAAAAGAAATTTTGATGTGTTTGGAACTAAAACTAGACACTTAGAAGACAGGAGAAGATGATATGTGCGGAGGAGGCGGAGGCTATACACCACCACCACCACCTGAACCAGATCCTCGTATTGAGGAGCAAGCTAAAGAAAAGCGTGCAAGGGAAAGGAGAGTGGCATTAAATGAAAAAGCTAGACTAAAAGATGAGGCGTTTGAAATTGCTGTACAAAATGCTTATGGCATGAAAAATCGTAGATCATTGTTGTCTGCTTCTTCTAGAAAAGGCGGCGAGGGTTTCAACGTTGATGCTGGTTTAATGTCTAAAACTACGTTAGGAGCTTAAATATGTGTGAGGGCACAATGGGCGGAAAATTAAAAAAATCTTGGGAAACAAAAAATCCTACAGAACCTTTTCCGTTTGTTAAGTCAGAAGTCTATAATCGTAAAAAAGCAGAAAGCAAAGTAAAGGTTGCTAATCTTAATCAGCCAAGCACAAGTAGAACGGCAAGAATGTTTCAAACAGCTTACAAAGATAAAACAATAATGAACAAAAGCCTTTTAGGAGGGTAAATTGGTATTACCAATAGAAAATACACAACCTATATCTCAAATGGATTCTCCGGTTAGACGGCTTTTAGCTAGATATGAGCAAGCCAAAACCATTAAACACCAATGGCATGACATCCTTGAAGAGTGTTATGAGTACGCTTTACCACAAAAAGAAAGTTTTTTTACAGAATCACAAGGCAGAAGAAGAACAAATCGTATCTTTGACGAGACCGCAGTAGTTGGTGTGCAAGAGTTTGCTTCAAGATTACAGGCTGGTATCGTACCAAACTATGCAAGATGGGCTGATTTTGTAGCGGGAACTGACGTTCCACCAGATGAAGCTAAAGAATTAAATGAAATATTAGATCAAGTAACTGATTATGTCTTTGAGGTATTACAGGCTTCTAATTTTTCACAGGAAGTGCATGAGTCATTTTTAGATATGGCTCTAGGGACAGGAGTCCTCTTAGTAGAAGAGGGAGATGCTGTTAATCCTATTAGGTTTAGAGCAATACCTTTGCCTCAAGTTTGGTTAACATCTGGACACGATGATAGAGTAGACCATGTCTTTAGAAGAAGAGTTATTCGCATGAAAGAAATACAGGTTGCTTACCCAGATGCTGTATTTGGAGACAAAATGATGATGGATTTGAATAAAAATCCAGACAAAGAATGTGAAATTATAGAAGTTGTATACCGAAACTACCACAATACTAAGGAAGAAGAGTACCATTTCTGTGCTATTTCTAAAGAATATGAAGAAAAATTGCACGAAGAAACCTTTAAAGGGAGAGGTTCTAACCCTTATTTAGTCTATAGATGGAGCAAATGTGCTGGAGAAACTTATGGTCGTGGACCATTAATGAATGCTTTACCAGCAATTAAGACAGCAAATCTTACAATTGAAATGATTTTAGAAAATGCACAGATGTCTATATCAGGTATGTATCAGGTAGAAGATGATGGTGTAGTTAACGTAGACAACATAGCTTTGATTCCGGGAACTATTATTCCTAAAGCAGCTGGATCTCAAGGACTAACACCAATCCCACAAGCTGGTAACTTTCAGGTATCTGACTTAGTTTTAAATGACATGAGACAAAATATTAAAAAAGCTTTATACAATGATATGTTGGGGAATCCTAATGTTAAAACTCCTATGTCAGCTACTGAAGTAGCAGAAAGACAAGCTGACTTGTCCAGACAAATAGGATCTGCATTTGGTAGATTGCAGTCTGAATTAGTTAATCCATTGTTAGAA